ATTAACCTCCCCGGAGGATGAATAGGCCGTGGTCGAGGAGTTAAGCGTGGCGGAACTGGAGTAGAGGGCAATTTTGAAGACGTTCCCGGTCGTGCGGAAATCATGCACGCCCTCCAGCAATTGTTGTCTGAAACTGGCCGTGGGGGTCTGCTGAATCATGCAGTCACCCGGCGCTCATTCATTCGATATGCATCCCCAAGGTCCATGCCTTCACCAAGTTTCTTCAGACCACCCAAAGCAACCTGATACTTTTCCTCGTACAGCTTCATCAGGTCAGGGTCGCCCTTGAGAAAGGTGTAAGCCTCTGCCAAGCAGCCATAGAGCAAACAGTTCTCGGCATTACTGCCGAGCCACGAAGTTCCGGCAGTAACGATGGACTCCGGTTTGTGGAAGTAGTTGAGCCACCCTCTCAGACCAGTTGTCGGAGTGGGTGCCAAGATGATGGTTGTTGCATCGAACATCGAATACCAGCGAGGCACCCCAACCATTAGCGGGTTGGGGAATGCCGAACGCATGTAGGAGACATCCGAGTAATCAACGTGCGTGAACTCCCCCGCGTTGTTGATCCTGAGTTCGAATGGAGCCAGAAAATCAGAAGGAAGATCAGCCGTGGTTGAGCCACTTGGTAGATTGATCAGATCATGCTTCCGATTTGCGGGGAGGATAACCGACTTGGAAATCCGGTCTTCAGCCTGCCTGATGGCGACATCGATATAGGTATCGACAAACTCCGTCTCGGAGTTTTGCAGATAGGACTCGATAGCAGCTTTCAGCGTAGTGTATGTCCAAGCCACGGTTCATCCCCTCTGGGGGTTAGGTTAGAACGATCCCTTGAAAGCCTTGCCCTTGGTCTGGGCCTTGCCGCCACGGGCAGTGCCGGAACCAAAGCCGCTGTCGTCCATGCCCATGCCATTCATGGAACCCATCTTGCCAGACGGGGGGACCATCTCTTTGGGAGCCTTCACATTCCCGCCCTTGGCGTACTTCATCGGCACCTTGGCCGAAGACTTCTGGTTATTTGCCCGAGCCATGTTGCGACCAACAGACTTCATCGCGCCGCTGGTAACACCTTTTGCTTTTGCCATTGTCGTTCTCCTAACACTTGCTTTTAACGGAACCGCCACGCTTCATGTCTGCATGGCCGCAGTGATCGTCTTTGAAGCGGGTGACACCGCCGCCCTTGGCGTATCTTTCGCCGGAGATACGTCGATCCATGTTCTTAAACCCAATCTTAGATGCGGCGCTGATGTCCTCAAGGTCCGCAGCCCTTGCAGCCTCGTTCTGGTCGGTATATTGGTCCCACTGACTGGGCCGAATCCTTTGGCCCATCAGTTCGGGGCTGCGCGGGCGAATCGATGTCTTGGGGATAAATTCCGCTTCGTCAACGGCGTACTCTAACGACTTCGTCTTTTTGTCAGCCATGGTCGGTCCCTCCTAATACTTGCCTTTGACTTTGCCGCCAGCCTTGAGTCCCTTCATGGAACCCTGCCGGTCATGCTTCGCATCCATCGGGGACTTCTCCCAAGCCTTGAAGCTCATGCCCTTCTTGGCAGCCAGCTTCTTGTCCTGATCCTTGTCCTTCTTGGAATCTTCAAATTTACCCTTAGCCATCACGGATTCTCCTGAGTATTGGGAAATTGGAACTGACCATTTACGCTAACGAACCCAGCATATACCTGAGACTGGGTGGACGCATTACCTACTGGAGACCATCCCCAAAGTTGTCGGCTCTGGATCAGGTTGGTATCGACACGGGGGTTTCGCAGAGCCTGAGGATCGTTGATCGGGAATTTGCCCAACTGAAGCTGGGGGTTATCCAAATCCCAGCAACTGGAGCAAACCAGAAACCCGGTGGGGGCTTGGTTGTAGATTTCCGGACGAAGCTCATGGAGCAGGTAGACCCCCGCACACATGTCGCAAGTACCCTTGGCCCTCCTGCCAGCGGCAAACCGGCTCGTCATTTCATAGCCTCTGGGGGATGAACGGCACGAACCGGAAGGAAGCCCTTGTCCGGTCCTCGTCCGCAGCCAACTGCCACTGCTCTTCGTAGATCGTCTTCAGCCCAGCCACCCGGTCTATGGCCGAGGTTTTCTTCATCGCTACATAGTAAGCCAAGCCAGCAATAAGGGCGGGCATGAAACGGAACGGCATGTCCATCACGTTGGAGGCCGGGGTGCCGGTGTCCTGAATGCGACGGAGCCGCCAATAGGCCAGCGTGTAGGTCCGGGCAGCATCCGGGGTCGGCCAGACCGTGAAGGTCGGGGTGATCTGGCGGTTGACGTAAACCTGCACCGGGCGGCCCGTCACCAGCTTGTTGGCGATGGTGGCGTAGGACGATACCGAAATCTTCGTCAGGGTGTAGTCCTGCTGATTCGTTCCGGTGCCGGTACGCAGCATGGTCTCGATCAGGTCAACCGTATCGATGGGCAGATTGTAGGTGTTGGTCCCAGCCGTCAGGACCTGTGTCCCGGTTTCAACCGTCCAGAGGTTGAGCCCCCGGTTTGCCCATTCCTGCATCATGATATCGATGGACCGCCGAGCCGTCCGGTAGTCGTTGCCCGACAGGACCATGATCCCGCAACGCTCGTAAGCCTCAGTGATGATATCACCAAGGTCTAGATTGAAGGTCGTGGTTCCAGAAGGCGCAGGAGGAGTCGGGACTGGTACAAGACTAATAAGAGGACTGCTGCCATATGGGTCTATGCCATACGGGTCTTCGCTAAAGGGCATGAGATTGCCTCCGGTTAACCAATGCTCGCTTCGCCATCAAATGCTCCTAACCACGAGCAATCTTCTCAAGCGCGCTTGTTTTCTGCGCGGAGCCAGCAGAACTGCCGACCCAATATCCAACCACCGCAGTGAAAGAAGTACCAAGGCTACCCAACATGATATTGGCGAGCGTCTGGGAACTCTCTGGGATTTCTTGGCGGATCACAAGATACAGCATTGCAAAGAAGCCGAACGTGATCAGCGTGCTGATGATCGGGGCACCCCACGCAATCGCTGAACCAGTCTCGGCAAGCTTTACCGTCTGGCTACGGGCGCTGGCCACGTCAGCAAGCTGAGCCTGCAAGGTATCAAACTGCTGGCGGCGGGCGTCGGCTTCAGCCTGAATGATCGCCATCTTAAACTGCAAGGCTAGGTTCGGGTCAGCAGCAATAGCCCGCTCCATATCCGTAGCGTCGTCGGTGCCCAACAGGTTGCGGGCGATGCCGGTGATTTTCGTTACTGCGGCACCAGTCTTGTCTCCCATGATCCAGCTAGCGACGGTCGGCGCGATGCCGAGCAGCAGAGGAAGAAATGGCATCAGACGGCTCCCCCACGGGCGTACAGGAGATCGCTCAGAAACCCGCGATGATACCCGGCAATCAGGTCGGCTTTGTCGGTCCCGTTGATGATGCGCCGCGCCCCGACCGGGTCATCGACCGTGTCGTTGAAGTACATCTCAAGGCACTTGCCGGTGAAGTCGCCAACACTGCTGTCGGCTTTCATCATACCCTCAAACATGATGGCGGCGGCGATGTGCGCGACCATGGCGAGGTCGAGATTGCCCAGCAGGTTGACGCCCAGCAGTCGGCCCATCTTGCGGTAGTTCTCTTCCCACGTGAGCTGCACGTAGCCACGGCCATACCACGGGTAATACCGCAGGTTCCGGCGCCGCCAGTCTTCGGAGAGCCAGTAGGCTTCGCGAACCGGCTGCATGGTCATGTTCGTCTCGTGGTAGGTCGTGGCGAGCATGTAGGCCAGCCAGCGCAGGTCCGTCAGCTTGCGCGCCTCCCACTCGTCGAGGATGGCGTCGATGCCGTTCACCTGATCCTGCGTAAGCGTGCCGCCGAACAGGTCCGGGCGGATGCCGTCGAAGAATGCCTTCCGGTTCGTACTCATAGAATCCTCATAATCTTAGGGAGCAGGCTTTTGGGGCAAAAGTGGAGGTATATAACGATCACGCACAAGAAGCTCGATGCGGTCAAGCTGATGTCCTTGCCGGTCCTGCTCTTTCCGCAACGCCTTGGCATCGCCGCGAAGCTCGATCACAGAACCAGTGAGCGCATTAAGCGCCTTGTTATCTTCTGCATCACGCAAATCGCCTTTATCCACACGCTGCGCCAGCGCACGAAAGTCCGCCGTGAGGGTGCCCCACGCAATGAGGCCGCCTCCAACAATGGCCGCTAGACCCAGCCAGTCGCGTAAAGAAAGCGGCTGATTTTCACTAATGATCATAATTCATCCTCCCCCGAGGATTAACGCATTTATTGCCTAGGACACACCGCAGCGTGCTGCACCCCGGTTTCCCGGTGCAGCCTGCCAATGTGTTCCACCATCTCCGCTTCAGTGCCGGTAAATGCATGGCCGGTGCTATCGTCAACATGCCCGTCGATAATCGGGCGGACCCACCAAAGGGGTTGGCCGTTTTTGCGGTTACTCATAACGTCCCTCACGAAAGACAGGGTTGGCGTGGTGATCACGGTGCGCGAGCCAGTTCGGCCAGCCACCCGACCAGCCGCGCGCTGAGTGTGTGCGAGCCGGACCCGTCGTCGGCGTAGTCGATCCCGTCCACATCCGAGAGCGCCACGAGGCGGGCAATCTCGGTGTGAGAGAACGCGGCGCTTCCCCCGCCCTGCTCGCACCGGGCCACGCAGTCGGTTAGAAACTCTGCATCGCTCATGACAGGCTCACATTCACACAGATGACAGCGACCCCACCAGTATCTGTGTCGCCTGTGTAGGTCGAGGCCAACGCGCCCGTGTTGCTGACGTGATAGGTCGCGCGGGACACCACCCCCGACGCCGACGTTGCCGTGATGACTTCGTCGTCGCCAAGCGAGCTTTGGTTCGCGGGCGGCGTGCCGCCGTCATAGACCGCGCATCCGACGACGACACAGGGAGACGTGCCTGCCGCCATGCTCTGCGCTGCAACTCCGGTCGCCGCGCCAGTAATCTCCACGCGGGCATTTAGGCGCGTCCAAGTGTCACCAACGACCGGGTCGCTGGGGCGGAATACCATGACGCTCATGGTTTGGCCTCGCGAAGCCAACGCCATACTGGTTACTGTCGTTTCCGTGCCAAGCAGTATTTTGACGTAGGCGCTGATGCGGCAGGCACGACCTGTTGCGTTGGAAAACTGCTGGTTCACCAGCGTCCAGTTTGGTGATGCGCTGGTATCAGTGACGGAAACGAGCGCCGGGGCCGAGTTTGTGTTGTTCTGCGCGAAGCTGATGATGTACGCATAGTCGCCCGCCTTGATGTCGGTGGGCATGGTGATGGTCGTGCTATCGACAGATGTCGCGCTGGAGACAAGCGACATAGCCAGCGGCGGATTGAGGACGATGGTCGGATTGGCTGGTGTTGGTGCCGTGTTGATGATCGGGTAGTCTGGCGTGATGACGCCACGCGACCACTCTGCGCCGAAGCCGGAAGGCATGCCCGCCAGAAGTGCCGCGTCAGATAGACCCGTGACGCCCGTAGTAACGCCAGAGCCGACGCCGACCGCGTTGCCGGAACTGTCGATGTCCCAATAGACATCCGTGGCCGTGACGCCCGCTGCGCGAATGGCGATGGAGCCGCCGACACGCGATGGCGCAGACGGCACGCCGAGACTGTACGCCTCGTTTATGCTGCTGCCTGCGATGGCCTGCCCGATCAAGCCGCCGACGCCTGAAGTTCCTGTAGCGTTGCCGAACGCAAAGATAGACGTGACCACGCCCGTATCACGAAGCAGGCCGATGGCACCTCCGATGCTGGTCGTGCCCGACACGTCGCCCGACGCCCAGCTTTCATCCACGGTGCCATAGTTCTGGCCGACAATGCCGCCAATGTTGCTGACGGTCGCGGTAACGTCTCCGCTCGCACCGCAACGCTGAACGACGGCAGTAGAGATCGCATTGAACCCGACGATGCCCCCGCAGCTATTGCCGCCGTTCACATCACCATACGCACGACAATCTTCCGTCGTGCCGTCGCCCTGATAGCCGACGATGCCGCCAGTGTAGTTGGCGCTGTTGAGGTTGTCTGAGTTGTTGAGAGCGGCATAGGACGTGCAGTTCTGGATCAGCGACGTGGGGCTGTCACCCACACCGGGCAACCCATTGTCGCCTGCGATAGCTCCCATCCACGAACCTGTGGTCAGGAATGAGTCAGTGTCGCCGTCCGCTGCCATCAAATCGCGGCTGGCGACGGTCTGCGAGATGCTGACTTGCCAGTTTCCGCCACCAAGGTTAGCCACGACCTGCGTGCCGTCCGCGATGATAGACCCCGGCACGGAGTTTGGGGCGTAGATATACAGACCAACAGCCATCCCGCCGAGGTCGGTGAAGGTGACGTTCATGGTCGTACCGGAAATCGAGGCCGTACCCGTCCAGCCCGCCGCGTAGTCCCCGACTACGGGGGTCGGCGCGTATCCTTGCGGCGCAGTAGTAACGGCAGATGAATTGGTCACACAATTGTCGATCAGGCCACGGTTCGACGCAACCAGCGGGGATTGATAGGTGTTGTAGCACTCTCTGCTGATGACAACGGTGGCGTTGCTTGTGCAGTTCTTGACCGTGCCCGCACCTTGCGCGACGCCGCCCGACGTGTACGCAGAGTATCCTGAGGTATCCACGCCGATACTAAAGGTGTTGGCCGACAGCGACGTGATCGTATAGGTCGTGTTATTCACCTCTGTCATACCGACGACGTTTTCAATATGAATACGTGAACCAGTCGCCATGCCGTGAGCGGTAACAGTGACGACGCCCGGATTGGCCTTCGTGATCCCGGTGATTGTCTTATCTGGCCACTGCTCATTGCGCCCGACGAGGCCGCCATGCTGGCCGCCCGAGGAGGAGCCGTAGACTGCCATGTTCGAGGTGACGTTATCGAGCGTGCCACGGAGAGAGCCAACCACGCCGCCGATTGTCGTTCCAAGTAGATAACGTCCATCGCTTGCGATGGTCTCGCGCTCCCACGCCGTTTGCGTAAGTGTGCCGTGAACAGTCAGGTTCTTGACGGTGCCGATGCCGGAATTGTTCCCGACGTTGCCAAAAAGCCCGTCTTCCAAGCCGGGAGTTGCTGACGTGTCCAGCAAGCTGAAATTGCGGAGCGTGTAGCCAGCGCCGTCGAATGTGCCAGTGTAGGGCGTGGCCGACGTGGTGCCGAGGGGCGATTCTGTAAACACGCCGTCATATTCCGCGTTGTAGCTGCCCAGCATCGTGACGTTGAGCGTTGGGTCCGCGTTTAGCAGCACGCTCAACTCGGGCAACGTCCGCACAGTCCCGACGCCCGACACGAAGAAGCCTGCCCCCCTGCCCACGCTCTGCCAAGCACCATCAATGTAGAAATAGAAAGTGTCGTTGGTTGCATCGACAACAACCGGAGCAAACCCCGTCTTAGATATTGGCGTACCAGTTGGTGTGCCTGCACAAGTTGGAATATAGATAAAACCGTCCGTTGCGTTCGTGGCAATCAACCCGCCGCCGATAGACACATTATTATTTGCGTCGATGGCGATACCCACAGTGCCGCCGCCCTGCAATTCCAGCACGCCACTGTCATCCGCAGTCTCCGCGATGCCGTTTAATGTGCCAGTCGAGTTAATTATTGAAGCCATGACGAATTCCTATTGTGCGTCACAGACCAGCGTCCCGCCAAGCGCCGCCGCTGTAGAAATAAAGCTTGCCGTTGGTTGCATCGACAACAACTGAAGAAAATCCAGTCTTAGCTGTTGGCGCACCAGTTGGTGTGCCTGCACAAGTTGGAATATAGACGAAGCCGTTCGTTGCGTTCGTGGCAATCAAACCGCCGCCGATAGTCGCATTTCTTGTTGCGTCGATGGATATGCCGATGTTCCCGGCACACTGAAGTTCCAGCACGCCGCTGGCATCCGCCGTCGTTGCGAGGCCGCTTGATGTACCAGTCGAGTTGATTATTGAAGGCATGGTAACCTCTAAAAATAAACCAGCGCGAGAAGTAGAAGGAACATTTTCATGCTGGGGTCCGTTCACCAAAAATCATAATTCATCCTCCTACGAGGATTAACGCACTTATTGCCGAGGGCACACCGCAGCGTACCGTGATCATGGTGTCCACTCGATCACGATGCTGCCGTCGCCGCCAGTGCCGCCCGCGCCGCCCGTGGTGATGCCACGGCCACCACCGCCGCCGCCGCCGCCGCTACACCCGCCATTGCCCCCTGCTGCGCCCGTGGCGAGCGTCACGCCAAGACCGCCGCCACCACCACCGCCAGAACCCGAACCAGTGCCCGAGCCGTCGTAGGCGCAGGAGCCCGCACCGCCGACGCTTGCGGCAGTCTGGGAGGAGCTTCCGCCACCTCCGCCAGAGCCGTTGGAACCAGCAGCGCCGGGTGTAGCTGTACTGGTCGAGCCTGCGCCGCCCGCCGTGTAACCCGCAACCGTGGTCGAGGTCATAGCCTCGCTGCCAAACGTAGCGGACGTAGAAACAAGCCATTCCGTACCACTGATAGCCGATAGGAGGACCGTGTTGGCCGGTGCGGACGCGCTGGTCACTACCGCTCCGACAATCATCGTTCCTGTCACGGCAGAGACAGTGAGAGTCGTACCCGCCATTGATCCGGTAAACGAAGCAGTGACGGGAGGAGTTGGGTCGTAAGAGCGACCACCGTTGCCGCCCACACCCGCCGTTCCATCGACGCCTATCGTGCCGTTGTCAGCGGCACCGCCGCCGCCACCACCACCGATAAGGATATTGCCGAAACCGTCGCCAGCTATCTTGCCCGCACCGTTGGGGCCGCCCGCGCCGCCGCCGCCGCCGCCAGAACGCGCGCCGCTGCCCGTCAGACCAGAATTGCCACCGTTGCGGACAAATGTTCCAGCCCCCTCGCTCCCCGCGCCGCCAAGCGCGTTCGTGGCGGGAGCGCCATTACCTCCGCTCATTGCCTTGAGGGTCGTGACATTACTGAAGTACGTAAAGGTGGCCGCGCCGCTACCCCCAGCGGCCACGCTGAACGTGATGGGCGTCGAAGGCGTAGCTGGACAGAAGTTTCTGATGGAGGAATACGCCCCGCCGCCACCGCCACCGCCAGAGCCGTCAACCAAATCCGCCGTCCCACCGTTGCCGCCCGACCCCAAAGCGCGAATGATGTTGTTGGCGCAATTGAAATCAGGCGCGGAGACCGACAGGTCGAGCGGGCTGGTCGATCCCGGCGTCAATACCAGATACTTGCGAGGGTTAGGCGGTGCCGGTGCCGCAGGGATAGGCATGTTTGCGAGATACGGATATCCGCCTGCGTTGGCGTTTTGGAGCCAGTCTCCATCAAAGTTAGTCGGTAGCCCCCCTAGAAAAGCTGCGTCTGTCAGGCCCGTGATGGCCGCGCCGGGTGCTGCATTCGTGCCGCAACCTACCGACAGCCCGCTTGTTGTCGTGTTCCAGTAGACGTTTGTGATGCTGCCGATGTTAGCGCAGACACCCGCCGCGCCAGCGATAGCAGACATTCCGTTAACTGCCGAAAGAGTGTAGGCCTGATCTATCGTGCCCGACGATGGAGAGTTGCGCCCTATTGTTCCTCCCGCAGCGGCATTGCAATACGTCGTACCCCAGCCGAAAACATGATCGACTTTGCCCCCGCTGTAGTTATAACCAAGCACGGTTCCGCAAGAGCTTGCAGTGGCCCCGGTAACAGTGCCAGTCGAGTAGGCATGGTGCAGGTAGCCCGCGTTGACGGCGGCTACACCGCCCAAGGCAGTCACGGTTCCAGTGACTGCTCCCGTGTTGTACACGTAGCTCACGCGCGAGGGGGAGCTGCTCCCGTCTGCGTATCGAAGACTTGAGACGACGCCCCCGACATTGCGCGAACCCGAAACCGATCCCGCGTTGGAGCTATTGGTCAGCGTTCCACAGAAGACCGGACCTGTGACACCACCCGTCTCCCCCTGCCCATCGTTGGTCGTGTTCTGGAGGCTCACCGTAGACTCGACCGTGATGTTCGTGGCAGTGGCGCACTGCGTTCCGCTGTAGCCCAGCGCGCCAATGGCAGCGCCCAGATATGCGCCAGACGTAGAACACGGGGGCGTCGAACATTGCTGCGTCTCGCCCGGTGATTCGCCCGTGGCTACCACGACCGAAAGGTTGTGTACCCGCATCGTATCCAAGGTGCCTTGGAAAAACGATGGAATGCACCCGGCAAGATTGTTGTTCGCCGTCAGAGAAAGAGATTGCGATCCTTGGCATTCAAGGTTTGTCATAGCTGTCGTACCGCGAACATCCGCGAACAGGATACCGTTGTAGTTAAAGTAGCCGTTTATGGTCATGGCAAAGTTGCCTTTGACATTATCAACCGTTGCGTTGTCTAAGACGCCTACGATGCCCGCGACACGATACGTCTGAAGATCACCATTCAGACTGGTCGATAATTGGGAAACAGTTCCCTGCATGTCGCAATTCTTCAGAGTACCGCCTGCGATCTCATTGAAAAATGAGACAGAAGAGGACACCGGCAGATCAGGCAGGCCAGCCGTGCTGTAGATGTTGATGTTTATTATTGGGAAATTCTGGCAGTCGAATATTCCGGTGTAGATGGAGCTTATGACATTTTGCGTAAACTGCCCATCCTTGCCGCCGTTATAGCGGCGTAGCTGAATAACATCAGCAGATGGATTTGCGTCAACCAAAGCGCCCAATTCACGCAACGTGCGAGCGTAACCGTGGCCAACGACCTGCCACGCAGGACCAGCGTCTGCTTCCATCACGGCGCGTGCTATGCCGACACTCTGTCCGTTAGCTACGCCAACGTTGAAAAACGCCAGTAACACCAAAATAAAGAGTGAAAACTTTTTCATTGGAATGCCTGTCCTCCCACGAAGCCAGACCAAGTTGTGCCTCCATTAAAGGTAACAAAAGAAATTACATCGTAGACGCCGTTGGTCGTGCTTAGAACTGGTGCCGCTGCTGACGGCCATTTTACGGAAGCGCCCCACGCTTGGGTGTAGGTGCTGCCATTGGCAGTTAGCACCAGCGTGAAAGCAGTTGCGCCTGCGGGAGCGTTTGAAATCGTGAAGGTCGTGATGTTAGCGTTTGATGTAGTCGTGTAGACCGTAGCGTTGCCACTAAGATTGATTGTCAGTATGTTGTCCGTAATAGATACCGCCGATACCGCCTCAACGAGGCTCTTAATCCGCGTCCAACATCCGGTCGGCCCCGCAGTCGGCGTGACTTGATACAAGTCGTCCGCCGCCGCGCACGGTGTCGTGCCCCATGCGAACTCTCCACCCGTGGCGAGGTCCATCACAATAACAACAGGAGGACGCGAGGTTGGGATCGCCTTGAGCGCGGCGATGTTGTTAACCCGGTACATGGTCGTCGTGGTCTGCCCCCACGCGGAGACAGGAGCCAGAACAAGCGCGAGGAGGAGAAGGAACTTTTTCACGCTGGGCTCCACGATCCGAGACGAGCTTGGGCGTACCACGTTGTGACAGAGCGGCACTTGAGAAGGAGGTAGGCACCTTTAGTTGTCGCGGTGACGGTCCCGCCTGAAGTGGAAGCAAGGTCTTCCACGTAGATGGTGACACCACCGGGCGCATCCACCACGAGTGACTGGTCTTCAGCGACGGTGAAAGAGAACACGTAACCGACTACCGCCGCAGGCAGAGTAAACGTGACAGGGCCAGCCGCCCCAGCATTGTCGAAGTCTGAAGGATCGTCAGTGGCCAGTATCACGTAGTTGGTTGTCTTGGACGATATTGTCCGGTTTACTACACCCGTGAGAGTGGTAAGGGCTACACCGCCAGAATCGCCGTCAACTATTGTGGCCATCACGTCACCCGCGCCGCTGGTTGTTGGTGTCCCGCATCATCATCCGGCCTGCAGTATTACCCAGTTCGTCCCGTCGGATACAACCGTACACCATTTACCCGGAACACTCTGAAGCAGGGCCGTACCGGCAGCGCCGCCGCCCAACGGCACAACATTGGACGACGCAGACACAACAGTGTGATTCTCGTAATTCTGAAACATGATTTCACGGCCCGTCCACGACGACGCAGCGGGGAACGTCACAGTGCAGGTCGATCCGGCCTTGTTGCTGATAAGCCAGTTATCGGTGTCCGCGACCGTGAAGTTCTCTGTTTTCGTGACAGGTGCGCCGCGCCCAAATGCGCCCGACAGGTTCTTTAAGTACCCATTATTGCCGATCTGCCAGCGGTCAGTGCGCGTTGCCGCGCCGTCCGCCGTGGTGGCAAACATAAGCCGCCCCGGCATGTCGTTAGTGCCGGGAGTGCCATCCACTTCTGCTCTGATGCAAGCGCCTTCAATAAAGCCGGTGCCGTCAGACCCTTCAAAGACCAACTCACCCATCACGCCATTATCCGACAAAACCGAATGTGTTCCGATTGTGCTGCCGAGTGAATGGGCGAGCCTTACGGTCGGCCCGGTCGTAATTGTTGAATTCCATAGGGCCGCGCCAAAACCCGACAGCAACTGCGTGGTGGTGACGGTCTCGTAGAGCGGCGTAGCGCCGCCAGAAAAAGACACGGCTGCTGTGGTACCCGCAACAACTTGGCCGGTTGCACTAACCAAAAACGGCGTAGCGTCCGGGTTTGTGGCATCCTCAACAAGGATTGCGTTGCCTGTACCAAGCTGTGTGACACGCAGCGCAGCATTTGTGTTGTCCGTTACCGAGATGATTTGATTGACGGAAAACGTATTGGCCGTGTTGAGTGTCGCCACAGTCCCTGTCGTCGCCGGGAACGTCATGGTTGTCGAGTCGGTGCCCGCGAGCGTCAGCGAGTTGTTCGCGGTCAGCGTCTTGGCGGCAGCAATCGTGAGCGTCCCCGTACCTGCCGTCCAAGTGTTGCCGTTGTACGTTTTATTGGTAAGGGCCTCAGACCCAGCCAGCGTGGCCAGCGTGCCCGTTATAGGCATCGTGATGCTGGTATTGGCCGTCAACGTGGCCGTCAGGTTATAGGCACCGCTGGTAACAAGGTTACCGGCCAATGTCAGGGTAGATGCGCCAGCCGTCCACGTATTGCCGTTGTAGGTCTTGTTGGTGAGGGCATCAGTGGTTGCCCTGCCGACAAGCGTATCTGTCGATATGGGCAGCGTAAGAGTGCCAGTATTTGAGATGGTCGCAATGACAGGCAGGATAAGTGTCTTGTTGGTAAGAACGTCAGTGGTTGCCCTGCCAACAAGCGTGTCAGTAGATGTCGGTAAAGTCAGCGTGCCGGTGTTGACGATGGTCGCAATGACAGGCGCGGTGAGTGTCTTGTTGCTCAGCGTGTCTGTCGTTTCCTTGCCGACAAGAGTATCCGTGGCCGTAGGCAGCGTTAGAGTGTTGTTCCCCGCGACGGCGGGTGCCTCGACCGAAATCTGTCCGCTTGTGTCGCCGGAAAAAACAACGGCGCTCATTACAACACCACCCAGCGAGAACCGGAAGAAACTGTGACGGCGACACCAGAGGCTACCGTGATGGGACCTGCGCTCATACCGCTTCGCCCTACCGGAATGGTGTAGTTGCTCGACACCATCAGGCTGTTTGTGATGATGCCGTTACTGGCCTGTAAGACATTTGCAGAAAGTTCCCCTTCAACCGTGGCGTTTCCGAGGTTGTCCTCGACCACCATGGACGAAGCGATTGGCAGCATCGCCACCCGCTTGGTGCCAGATGTAAACGTCACAGTCGCATTGGCATTGGAAGACGAGATGATCGCAGTGCGTACCAGATACGAACTGCTGCCGGTGAGAAGGTAACTGCCCTCTCCAATCTCCCATTCGTCGTCAGCATCTACGTTTATGATCAAATACTGGCAGGTATCGCCAGTGGTCATCTGACTGGCAAATGTCCGGTAAGACGTTTGATATACGCCTTCAAGGGTCATGTTGCCGGTTCCGGTGGAAGTTGAGGATTCCTGAACACGGTCAGCTTTAACAAATGCCATTTTAAGATTTCTCCAGAACTTCCATGAGTCCCTTTGTAACCAAAGCCTCAAGGTCCTCGCGGTTCATCCTCGCGGGGGGATTACCATTCAAGGGATCAAGCAAGTCTCCCACGGGTCCGCCCCCTCTGAGCGATCCCATTTCCACGAGCCCCGACTCGATTGCCACCTGTATCCATAGCTCCGGGTCTTGCTGCGTTCTTTTCCCCGGAACGTATTTTCCCAGAGAGAATGGCAGCCGGTATTCCGGCTGTTTGAACACCCGTACTTTGTCCCAGTTTATTTTCTTTGACCGGCCTCTCGATTGCACCGGGGCTTTCGTAGTCGAAGAACTCGGTGAGGCCGCCAAGGCCTTGCCTGATGGTGCCGCCTTCGGCGTACCCACCCGGTTGCATGGCTCGCGAGACATAGTTGGCCCCCTTGGTGCCCTGTAAAAACCGGGGCATTTTAACGTATCTGGATTTGTCTTTGTATTTTTCGGCGCTAGGGAGGCCCCTCATTACTAGCCCTTACCGACGTTCAAGGAGCCAACGGAAACTGCCAACTCTGGCGCAAAGTCGGGGTCTTCGATGTCTTTCTGAGGGAGCTTCGCCAGAACGTCCAAGTGCGCCTTGTGTGCCGGATCATCCAGCACCTCGACGCCTAACAGGAATACACCGCCTTCCCGCTCTATCGGATTAAGAGCGGCAGACGGCGTGGAGAGGCCGCGCACGCTGTCGGCTTCAGTTGAGGTTAGAAGGATGAACATAGGCATCAGACATTCGCTCCGACTGAGGTCGCCCACGCCTGCACCGCGTTGTAGCGCGCAAGACGCTGCGCTTGACTGAGCGCGGCACCGACAGCCGAGAACCCAATCGAGGCCGCGCGGAAGCCCGCCGCCGTTCCAACGTTGTTGTAAGCGCCGAGGAAAATGCTGTTCGCGGGAAGCGAAACCCCAACCGCAGCCGGGTCAACCGTGCGCGTCATGCTGACGCCGTTTTTTGAACCATAGACATCGGTCACAGCCGCGCCATTCCGGCCGCCTTGCGTGAGGCCGAGGCTGCTTGCGGACGGCAGCGTAAACGTAGCCGCCGCGCTTCCCGCTTGAACGAACGCGTTTCCGGCGGCTCGTGGGCGCATGGTGATGGCGCGACTCAAGCTGTTGATTACGCCGGCCGCGTAGGTGTTCGCGCTCAACTCCGCGCGCTCGTAAACCTCCAGATGGATGGAGGTGGCCGTCATCACCGCCGCGTGGGTCAATGGAATGAAACCTGTGTCGATGTACTGCGTCGTGCCGTTGAAGGCGTACCCGCGATCCGTCGTGAAGGTCGGTGAATTGGTCGCCACGGCAAGCCTGCGCTGCTTCAGGGAGGTGAGAGCCTGCGCGAGGTTCTCGGCCCACAAGCCCCAATAGTCATCCGTCAAATCCCATGCTCCGGAAGCCCTCTCAGCAGCGATGAAGGTGCCAACGATAACCGCGCGTCCAGCCGACACCGTGCCACCGTTGGCCACGACACTGGCAACCCATGCGTTAAGGGTGTCTAGCCCGCTGCCCTGCGTTGCAGACGACATCAGGATATCGGAGAAGCGCATCAGGTGAAGTTCCCCACGCCGACCACAGCGATGCTTGCGCCGGTTGTAACCTTCCACGCCCCGGAGACGCTAAAGCAGCCAATCGGGACGACGATGGGACGAAGGTCTGCCAACGTGCCGGTCGTGAACGTGTAAATGACCGTCGCGTTGTCGAGGACCGTGGTTGTTCCCGCCCCCGTCGTCGTGGGCTGCAAGATGACGTGGCTGAGATAGTCACCCGCCGCGCCGGTCGCGCCTAGAACTTGCGCCGTCTGCCCGGCTGCTACCGTCTCGTACTGAAAACCAGCGGGGACAACGGAAAAGCTGGCGCTTGGCGCTTTCGCGCCACCGCCGATGACCTCTACCAGAGTTGCATTGCTCATCAGACCATCCCTCCCGACTGGATAATGCGCCCAGTAAGAGACTGTGGGCTGGCCGCCGTCGTGATAACAAAACGCACAGCGGTCACCGGATTATTGATTGTGGCATCTGCCGTGGCAGTCTTGGAGACCATGGTCGCGTGGTCGAACCACGTCTGGGTGCCGTTGGGCCAAGTCGTCGCCTGCACATCGTCGTAGGTGTACTGCAACTTGTAGGTTGCCCCAGTCACGGCTGTAACAGCAACCGAGATGTTTGCGGGAGGATAGACATCCAAGGGAATGATCTGGCTCGTGCCAAGCCCGTTGACTCCAACGGTAATGGCACCCGCCGCAGCCCCCGAGATGGTAACTCCGGTGACTTCTTTGAAATACTTGGTGGTCGCAACGGTTTCGTTGTTGGGTCCGGTAATAGAGGTCTGGGATATCGTGTTGCCGTCACGGTCGCGTCCCGTAACGTCTAACGTCCGATTGGAGATATCCGAGCCTGAGTAAATCGTGACGATCTGGGGGGAGGCGAACGTGGCCACACCACCCGTGGCGAGAGCGCCATTGATCGTGACCGCACCCGCGCCTGCTGGCGTCTGGGATGCGGCAACGCCGTCAGCATCGAGAACTGATGGCGAAAGAGAAACTGTAATGGGTCGCATAATTCATCCTCTACAAAGGATTACCGCGCAAAAATGGCCCGTAACCGGAGCTACGGGCCAAGTCTGCGAGGAGGAAGCCGGGAGTGACACCGGCTATTAACGCCCGGAGTGGAGGCGTTAATCCAGTTGTTAGGTCGGGTTGACGGCGATGCCGCTGGTGGCGGCGACTACGCTTGCACCGTCAACGTAGATTTGACCGCGCGAGGTGGCGTCGGTGCCGAACTCCGTGATGCCGACCAGCGTGCAGTCCTTCATCAGAAGGAGACCGCCAGCGGAGGCCGGAAGCGTTACCAGACCGCTCATCGTGGTCGAACCCGACTGCGCGGCGTTACCGAACGTGCAACCCCGGAAGAGGGTCGTGCGGTCAATGCAGTTTGCACCCGTACCAAGGATACCAATGGTGGTAGCCGAAGAGGTATAGAACGGGAAGTTACAGCCAATGAACTCGTTGCGCGGGGTCGCCTCTGCCAGTTCAAGAGTGGCGTTAGCCACCGTCTTGGTCACAGTATCGAGGCCCATCGTGCAGTTGACGAAGCGATTCTCGCCCGTGCCGCTGACCAGCAGGCTACGACTGGTCGTTGACTGCGCCGAAGCCGCGTCACCGGCACCGCCAAACGTGACGTTCTCAAAGTAGTTACGTCCGCCCGTGACAGTGAAGCAAATCTGGCTTGCCCCTCCGGTCGAGAAGCCGTTGAAAAAGGACACGTTCTGGATGATGCAGCCCGAACCAGACATCGTCACGAAGTTACCCGACCCGAAGGTCGCCATCGTATAGGTGCCGGTGGGGGGAGCAAAACGGGAACGGCTGTTCAGGGTCGGGGCCGCCATGCCAACAATGTGAACCGCGTTCTTGCTCAGAACGAGGGTGCCAGCCGTGACCGTCGAATCGACAGCCACAGCATTCGCCAGCGACAGACGCTGCGAGCCCGTGGACAGACCATTATCAACGATGACAATGACATCATTGTAGCCATCACGGGCATTCGCATAAGCGGAATAGATCGTCTTCTTCGGAGACGAAGCATTACCGTTATAGCTATCAGACCCGTTGACATAATCGACAAAGATGACTCGACCATTGGTCAGCGGGATTCCGCTGATACCCATGGTGGGGACGCCATCGACAAGAAGACCGTTGAGAAATTCAGTGGTGGTATCAGACATTAAAGCCTCCAGAAAAATTGGCCAACGCTACGCGGAGGGAAGGACACCGGGGAACTGATTGGTCCCCCGGTGTTAAGACAGGATTATCAGCTTGCGCCGGGGCTACCGTACATGCCGAGAGGATCAGAGACGCCGAACGAATAGCGGGCGCGTGCCCGATACCGCACATTGCCCGTATCGAAGTCGCCGTCCATGGAAGTCTTCATGGGCATGCGTTCGAAGTGCTTCAGGCCATTCGGCACATCCGTCTTCAGGAACCAAGCATTGGTGTCCGTCAGGTAATGGTTGACCGTGTAGCCTTCCGGGATCGAGCCGTTGTTCTTGATCGCGTTGATGTCGTTATTCGCGACACCGACACGAAGCTCCGTCTGGAGAAGACGAGTCGCAACGAACATGAGAGCCGTCGGAATGATCAGCTTGCGAGGCTGGGCTGCAATCAGCAGACCGCGTTCGTCAAGCCATCCGGCGATCTGGATGACAGCCGCTTCCAGCGAGGTCTCGTTGAGGTCGGCACCCGTCGTCGGACGATTGCTGTTGGTGCCACCGCTGACCAGCGGATGGTCCGTAGCAAACAGACGCTTGCCGTCACCGTACAGGAAGCTCGCACTGAAGCCATTGTTGAGAATGGCAGCAGCCTTAACCTGCTTGGTGTAGGCCATCGAGCGAGCCAGCGCCTTGGTGTACCGGGTCGAGAGCGAGTCATACAGGTTATCTTCCATCGCTTCTTCAGTGATGGAGAAACCCATGGCTACCGTCTCATGGGTATACCGCGCCGTCCAAGCTTCCTGCGCGTTGTCGTAGGCGATGCCTTCGCCTTCCGCCTTGACCGGGGCTGCCGCAAACGTGGCGAGCTTGGTCTCTTCTTCGAACGAACGCTCGGAAGTCTCCGTATCGAAGATTTCCGTGTCTTCGTTTTCGTACTTCTTGTACTCCAGCCCAAACAGAGCGTTGAGACCGGGGAGCAACTCCTTGAGGAGTTGTGCGCGTGAAATTGCCATTGTCTAATGCTCCCTTAGATCGCGAGTGCGCGCTGATAGGCGTGCATTCCGAAGTTCCAAGAAACCAGAACGTCGGGGTAATCGTCCGTAGGGGCAAGGCAATCCTGTGCAATGCCAGCGGCAATGCCGGGTTCTACGTTGTTACCGGCCCAGCCGATAATACGCAGCGGCAGGGTATCGGTCGTAGCGACCGTGGACACATCCAGAGTGACGCCGCTGTTGCCAGAGGTCGTCACGCCCGCACCCTGAACCACACCAGCGTTGTTGAACAACATGGTCTGGGTCATGGCCGCATTACCCTGAATCCTGAAGACCGTGGACGGGTCATCGCAGACATAGGCAATGGAAAGCGTCGAGTTCGCCGGAACGGTGTTCGCCGTGTACATCTGGCGGAACGTCGCTCCGTAGGTCGGGTCCATGTACGACACGCCCATGAAGATGCCAATCGGCGTCAGCGTGGAGGTGCCAACATCCTTGGCGATGGTGCCGGTATCAACGAGTTTGACGACATCACCAAAGAAGATGCTCGTAGCGTAGTTGGATGCGATAGGCAGCATCCGGGTCGAGCCTGCAAAAGGACGGCCACCGATCAAATTGACCGGCACCATCCCGTAGGCGGAGGCAGTGTTTGCCATGATAGGTCCTCTGTTTAGGTGCCCTACTTATTCGGGCGACCTGATCCAAACGTCACAGTTGAAGTACGAGACGGTGCGAGAATGGGCATACGAGGATCAGCCTGCTTCATGAAGTTGTGATCAGATGCCTGAATCTGATTCTTTGTCAGCTTCGTGAAGTGGGCAGCCCGTTGTTCAGCCCGTTCCGATTCCATCTTGCAAAGGAGAAGGCCACCGACTTCCAGATTCTCCGGAAAGCGCGTCTTGTGATCCTGCATCAGACCAAGATGCATAACCTCTTCCTTGGGGACTGGAATCCAGCCCTCGCGGAAGCGGGTAGACACATTGGTCGGGTCTGCCTGACCAAGAGTTGCCGTCCGAATCCAGCGATAGACGTATCCATCCTGAGGGTCCGGGTCGGGTAGCTTTGACGGCTCAACCCAAGCTTCAGTCCGTTGCGTAGCCTCACGGGTATCATTGGTGCGTGGGGCGCGGGGGTCCGAGTTAGCCATCGTTGTTCTCCAGTCTAATCATTTCTCGGGCATACTGTTGTTCAGTAATTCCAAGACGCTTTGCCAGCGCCACTTGGGACGCCGTGAGAGTCACCCGGTTACTGGCCCTTCCCGCAGGACTGCGGGTTACGCCAGCAACGGCATTCCTACGGGGCGGTGACTGAGTGCGCCCGTTGGTGCCATTCCCGTTACGGGAATTCCCTTCGTCTTCATCCCGGAAATAATTCGGGAACGACTCGCGAACTGCCTTGTTGATCTCCGCGAAGTATTTCGGAGATTCCAAGGGAATCTTTTTCTCAAGCAACTCTTCGTGGACACCGAAGGCAAACGCCGTCATGCGCTTGTCCTGATTGAACCACGGATTGTTTGCTACCCAATCCTGCATCGACTCCGACAGGCGGACTTCCTGACGCTGCGGCTGTTGAACCTGCTCCCTGCGTTCATCCCCCTGAGGGAATGAAATAGGGGGGATGTAGTTCTGGGCCTCTGCCCGCGCCGCAGTCCTTGCCAGTTTCCCCTGAAGTTCCGCAGCCTTCGCGGTGTCGCCAGTCTCCAGCGCCACCCTCAGGCCTTCTTCCAGAGAGATCATCTCCGTTTCTGCCGCCTGCTTGGTACTATCCAAGAGAGTCTTGTGACCCTCCGAGACCAAGCTGCGGAGCTTCTCGTTTTCTCCGTGGACCCTCTTGGCGAAGTCAACGGCGGCGTTATGTTCGCGCTGCCAAGCTTCCTTTGCCCGACGTTCCTCGTGGTATTCCCACTTCATCTGCCTGAGGCGGTCCTGAACACCTTGGGTGTACTGACCGATCTCTTCCTCTTCCGGAATCAGGGACGGGGTGCCGGGAGCGCGGGGCTGCCTGCCCCGGTCTGCTTCTGGCGTATCGTCCTCGACCTCTATCTGGAGATCGTCATCCCCCGGAGCGGATGAAGTCGCAACAACCTTGTCGCCGCTCTTGTCAGGGCGAACATCGATCTCGCTTTCGATTCTCTCGGTAGCCATGATTTCTCCTATGCACGCTCGATGAAGCGCGGATCAGCCACTACAGACAGGATCGAATCGTCATTGATGATGCGAAACTCCTGTTCCTTGATCTTGAAGCGAGCGCCTGTGTAGCTCTTCATCAAAATCCAGTCTCCAACTTTGCACCAAGGCCCAGTCGGAAACTTTACCGTATCCAGATAACAATCCGGACCCATGGCAAGCACATTGCCAACGATTGAGGCGGTATGCTCTCTGGCTTTCAGATCATCAGGGATGAATACATTCCCGATTTTCTCTCCCTGCGGAGGCAAAGCTATCAGCATGTGATAGCCAACCGGCACGGGCATCATTGTCTTGTTCGTTTTCGCCATGACTATTCCTCATCACCGGCTGAATCCGGGTCTTTCAGGAGGGGATGAATATCCTCCATCAGGTCCCACATGCCTCTGAGATAGCCTATCGAATAACGATACTCTTCGAATGTCTGGACACCATTGATGATGGTTTCCTGTGTTCTCTTGAAGCGATCTGTGTATCGCCTCTGAACAAGTTCATTCAGATTCATATTCACTCCGGATGCCTAGGATAACCCCTAGTGGCTCGCTGCGCTCGGTGGCTTGCTTAGTAATTCTGATTCGATCCATTGTTGGATCGTTTCTTGTTGTCCTGACTCTTCAGTTGCTGCGCCCTCATTTCGAGGTCGAGTAGTTCAAGTCCCGTATCAAGCATGTTCTGACGCTTGTTCGCATCTTCGCTGTTTTTGCTTTGAGCGATCTTTACGCCAAGAGCAGCGCCAGCGACTCGTTCCTGTGAGGTGAGCCTGCGCTGATCGGCAGCTTCCTTCTGTGCAAGGGCTGCCATCTTGAACTGTAGTTCCTGCTTCGCAGCCTCGGCCTTCTGCTGGGCCTGCATCTGCTTGATCTGGAGTTCCTGCTGCTGCATCTGAACAACCGGGTCCTGCTGGGCCTGCTGGTTTTTCTTCTGTGCCGCCTCTGCCTGATCCTTCTGGAGAAGCCTCTTGCTTGCCTCCGCCACGGTCTTGGAGAGCATGACCTCCACATCTTCCGGAAGAGGCTGATCCTCTGGCGGAAGAGGAACACCCATCTGCTCTTCGATGCCCTTGCGGTAGGCGTAGGCGAGATGCTCCGACACATGGGCAGCAAGAGCCGCCTGTATGCGGGATGCCTGCGGGCTCTGCCCGACAAGCTCCATGATCTTCGGGTCCTGTGCCGCCGCCAGATGAACCTGAATATGGGCTTCCTGATCCTGATAGAGGAAAGCCTTTACCGGCTTGCCCATCAGCAGCGCCATGTTCTCCGATACCGGGTCCATCGGAGTAATATCCTCCGGGTCCTTGACGATCTTGTCGGCATTCTGGACGCCAAGGATCGTCACGAAATCCCGGTACAGGAGCGGCATATCGAATGCCTGCTGGTCTGTCTGGGCCAACTGGAGGACAGCCTGTCCCTGAACAACCCGCTGCGCCATGCTGGCTGCATTCGGATCGGACACCGGGATGATATCCACTTGAGCGAAGTCCTCGACGCGAGAGCTATCGGCTTGCTCAACCTCGTATTCGTACTCCGGACCCATGTCTGTCGCGATGATATCCGCAATCAGCTTCAGGTCCTGCTTGAGGCTGGCATGGAGTCTTGCCTGAACCGCAGACATGACCTTCATGGATCGCTCCAGAAGGGCAAGTGTGGTGCCGACAGGAGCCTGCTGCGTCATCGCATTGATGGGGAGATCGGGTGCCGCACCAAGCCTGCGGCCTTCCTGAATCATGTCATTCAGGAGACTGTGAAGAACCGCACTCGGTTCCTTGTAGGGCAGGAATGCGATGTTATCCCTGATGTTCCCGGAAGGAACATCGACATCGCGGAACTCACCCGGCATGATCGGACTGTCGTCGCCCTTGATCCTCATGCCTCTGGATTTGAGGCCGCCGGGGAGATTGGCGAGTGTGCCCGCGTCCACAAGCTGTCTAAGAATGCTCGTGGCAGAAGCGGTAATCCCGCCAATCAGGTGAATAAGGCCAGAGCCATAGAAGCCCAAGCCCGGTAGATAGTGATAAGGCGTGAAATGCTGACGCCTGATCTTCATCGGGTCGCTCTCACTCCAGTTCCGGCGAATGGCCAGAACCTTCTGAGACGATTTATCGACCGTGATCACATAGGGAAGTTCGATGCCCGTCTGGGCTTCTTCTCCCGTATCCTCATCCGTAATCGTGTCTTCGAATCCGGGCAAATCCCAGTCTACATGGCACTCGTAGAGAGTATATCGCTCATCATCCTGAGAGGGATGGGAGCTACCTGTCAGCTTGTCGTACTTCTCTTTGATGTCGTCCTGCCGATAGGTTGGCTTCGGAAGATCGACACCTGAATACTGCCCAGTAACCTGCATCTTCTTCAGGTCGTTTGGGAAGATTCGCATGACCTGTGTATATCGGGGACAGGTCCTCAGGTCCGTGGTTCCGTATGGAACGATGAAGTCCTCTGCCGGAATGAAACGCCCCACAGGCCTTTTTAGTTCCGGGGAAAAGTAGATTTTTCTGAAGGCACTCCCGGCGAGTGCCAGATAGAACAGAAGCTGTTCCGTTTCTGGACGGAACTCGGTCATGCGATCCAGCAGGAAGTAGTTCAGTTCCTGCTCAACGCGCTTGGCCTGCTTCTCCTTGTCCTTGGTCCACTTGCCAAGGGTCTTGGTTCGAACCGGCCCGCCAGCCGGGTAGATTTCCATAATGGCCTGAGACTGAAACCTGACCGCAGCCTCGGTCATTACCGGGTGGAAGACACCACAGGCACCGGACCAAGGGTCGGTACGCTCTTCGGTCTTGAAGCCCAGAAGGCTCAGACCCTTAATGTACGCCCGCTTCCAGTCATCCCGCGAACGGTCATCGATCTCGACCATCTCGCAGATTTTCCGGCCAATCGAATCGAGTTCGTTCTCTTCAATGTAGCCAGCCAGATTGTCATCGAATTCTTCTTCCTCCTCGGGAGATGAATCCTCCGGAGCAAAGTCTACCGTGACGCCGCCATCATCGTTCTGCTCGATACCGACTTCCGGATCATCCGGAACAAGATCGATGTCGGTGCCAAGTCCCTGAACAATATCTTCGGGAAGAGAACCTTCCGGAGCGATTGTCGTTTCAATAAATGAGGGTCTTGGAGAGCGAGCCATCAGGTTCCGATTCTGGTTAATCAGTAATAGGCACGGCGACGGGGACGGACGGGTTCGTCATCACCCCATGTGTCTGAAGCTAGAGTTAGAAATCCACCTTGCCTGAATCTCATTAAAGCCATCGCTACGCAATCGACCAAGTCGTCATGCTCGACGGATGGGAAGTTCGCACAGTCCTCGATGACCTCATC